AATAACCTCCATAGCACTCGGCATAATCTAAGTCCATATGCGCCGCTTCATGAAGTTTGGCGTCGAGGCGATCCAACTGATTTTGCAGCGTTATTTTTGTGATACGATTTGTCATTTTATTTTCTCCTTTTGGGCTGGGTTGGGCGGCGGGATATGACCGTATGTCAAAAAGTAAATCCGCAAGCTTCTTTTATCAGTGAGAAATTATTCCCATCCATTTTCCACAACGACACTTCTACATCACCACGGGACACTCTCTCATTGAACACGGCATCAGCTTCACTTTGCGTTTCAGCGTCAAACGCTGGTGTGGCTGTGTGGTTATCAACGAAACCTTGAACAGAAAATTTTGTATTAGCCATTTTATTTCTCCGATGTGTTAGGGTTTTACTATACTAATCTGTACAAAAAGGGGGCGACATAATCAAATGCCGCCCCTATTTGGTATAGACTATGTTTATAGTTATGCGGCAAGTTTAAGATCGGTTTTGGCGTTCTCAATTCCAGCGAACATCGCCAGTTCGTCCGTTGTCATACTGGCAAGCTTTGCCAATGCCGCACGTCGAACCGTCATGGCGTTACTGTCACCTGTGAACGCTACCGCCTCCGATACTTTCTTATCGTGCGATTTTGCCGGGGCGATTGTGTACATTTTATCCGCATTTACGGGGATAGATTTATCAGCAAGCTTGGCATACTCATGCCATGTTACCTTGGCGATTGCCTCGCAATTAAATTCAACCGTAGACTTTTTAGTTGTCTTTTTAAACTGTTGCTTTTTGCCGTCGTATTTTACGTTCATGGCGTTGACGACAACGTATCCAATAACGTGACGCTTTTCGTGTGATCCTAGCACGTTCACAAGATTTGTGAGTGCGGAATAATCGCCGCAATCGTTAGCATGCTCAAACGTCAGGGAAATAATTTCTTGAACGTTTGCACGGAAATTAGCACCGGATTTTGCAATGCCGGTAATTTTCGGGGCAATGATTTGAGCGAATGATTTAGTCATGATTTTAACTTTCTATTTTGGTTAGTGGTTGCGCCATAATGCGCCAGAATATCACGCCAGAATTGCCATGATATTTTGGCGTATTCCGATCAATTGCCAGTCAATCGGAAACGCTTGACTAATTACCTTTGCCAATCGCACACTTTCCCGCTCATACGATAGGGGAGCCGTGCGAGCTATTGCCGCTAGTAATTTATCAACATTTTGTTTTGTGGATTTCCACCTAAGATAAAATGATAACTCTTATAATGTTTGTTTAACGTAAAACATCTAAAACGTGATGTATTTGGCGTGTTCTGCCAGTATCTGATTTGTTGCTATTTTTACTTCTAAACTATCAACGAGCCGTATTTGGTAGCTACTAATCTTCGCTATGATCCAAACCGCTTAACCTGAATTATCGCCTTAGATAATCCTGATAGTTTTCCGCTATTCTATAGCCGTCTATCAAATGGGATATAATCCCGCCGATACCGTGAACGTCACCTTGGACCTGCCCGCCGAAACTTGAAATAAGCACGTATGCGCAAATAACAGTTTTCCGGCAGTGGTTTCCAGATTATGGCTCGAAGCCATCTCGCCCGGTATCCCTTCAACCCGCAACCTTTCGGTTCGTATGTGGCAGGGTAGCCACTGGGTTTGACCTATACTTTCTTCGAGGGAGTGCCTATCGGCTAGGTCGTTTTCGTCTGGTCGAATTGATAGATGAACATATATCAAAACAATAATCCAGCCTATAATCTAGACCGTGTTTTAATATCTCATATACATAAAACTAATACCTCTATATATATTATAAGGTACAGGGCGGAGGGATATCATTACGATACCGGAACAATGGGCACAACCTTAAGGCGAATTATCGATACAACCTAAAGTAATATATCACTATATTTCAACGACTTAGATATATTCAAAATATGAATGTTCTTGTTTTGTTCATGCTCTCAACGGGCCTGTAATCGCCGTACAAGGGCGGGAATGTTTTCCGGTATGATCCTACCTAAATCGTCATGAGACGCCACAGCGATCATCATAGCGGTGTTCTTGTTTTGTTCCAATGTCGTCCGAATGGCGCATTCCAGCGCATCGAGATCGGCGGAAATGCTAGTAGTTGCATATGCAAATACCTAGGAAAGGGGGCGGGCAGGATGGGCTAGCTAGGGCTTATCATCATAACGGGGCTTTATGAATGTTGCATAGGCTTTATAAATGTTAGCCGATGCTAATACTGACTGGCCGGATAGTATTGTGCGGCGCAACATAGAATGGTGCAGTGCAATATATTATGGTGCAGTGCGACATGCACACTGGAATCATTCCAAGGTATCGATATTCCCGTCTGGGAAGGTTTCAGATGAAAACGTCAGGGGGTGGGGAAAAAAATAGAATTTTTTACGGCGGCGACATAGTATCAGAGTGGGAGGAAAATTATCAAAAATAACAGGGGGTAAAATATAAAATAAAAAATAGGGTACCCATAAGTGTTGCATAAATACCACAAAGCGGTACTAATTAGTATCTTTATAGTATTTATTTTATATTTTATTAGTATCTCTCTTGTAGAATTACATAGTATAGTGTATAATACTACTATGGAGTATTTAGATAGTAACTATATAGAGCAGTACATCAACCTTGAAGCTTTGCTGAAGGAAGGAGTTGATAGTCAGTGTCACGATGACTTCTTGTCTTTTGTAAGATTAGTAGCACCCTCAATTGTATCTGGCTTTAGGATGGGTAATCATATAAAAGTACTATCAGACAGACTACAAAAAGTACAGGATGGAGAAATAAAAAGACTGATGGTCTTTCTTCCACCACGTTCATCAAAGTCTGTTGTCTGTTCCAAGTTGTTTCCTGCTTGGTATCTGGGCAGGAACCCTGAACATGAGATTCTTAGTATCTCTCATAGTGATCAACTGGCAAGTGACTTTGGTCGATCAGTAAGAGACATAGTAAACACTGAGGAATATCAAAAGGTATTCAGAGGTGTCTCACTTAGAAGTGATGTCAGGGCTGCTGGTAAGTGGAAGACAAATCATAATGGTACATACTATGCTGCCGGTGTCAGATCACAGATTGCTGGACGTGGCGCTCATGTAGCAATCCTTGATGATGCTATGTCGGAAGAAGATGCAATCTCCAGTGCCGGAAGAAGGTTTATCAAAGAGTGGTATCCTGCGGGACTCAGAACACGTATCATGCCTGATGGTGCCATTGTCATAATCAATACAAGGTATCACTATGATGATCTCTGCGGATGGCTGCTGAAGCAGCAGGAGAACATGTCAGACTACGAAACTATACCATGGGAGGTGGTCAAGATACCTGCATGGTTAGACGAAGAAGCAGCAGAAATGCTTGATCTTCCAGTAGGGGGTAGTTATTTTCCTGAATGGAAGCCTGAACGTATACTCAGAATGGATGAGAACGAGATCAAGGCCAGTAATGGTAGCAGGTACTGGAACTCTCTGTACATGCAAGACCCCACACCTGAAGAGGGTGGTTTAATAAAAAAACGATGGCTCAAGGATTGGGATGAGGATGAGCCTCCCAACTGTGAGTTTGTTATACAAACATATGATACTGCTTTCTCCACCAAAACAACAGCAGACTTCAGCGTTATTCAGACATGGGGTATATTCTACATGTATGATCAAAACGAAAAAGGTCTGGAGGATTATGCAGCACATCTTATTCTTCTTGGCAACGTCAAGGGACGTTTTGAGTACCCTGAACTTAGAAGACTTGCTCAGAAACTTTATACCACCCATAAGCCAGACGTATGTATGGTAGAAAAAAAGGCATCAGGTCAATCTCTTATTCAGGATATGAGAAGAGCGGGACTCCCGGTAATGGAATATAATCCTGACAGAGATAAGGTATCCAGAGTTTATGCTGCCAGCCCTATCATGGAAGCAGGTAGACTGTGGATACCCAAGAGTAAAAAATGGGCAGATGATCTTATAGAAGAACTGGTCAGATTCCCCAATGCGGCCCATGATGATCAGGTAGATGCCCTGACAATGGCAGTACACTACATGAAAGAATCGTGGCATCTCAGCCACCCTGAAGACCCTGAAGAAGAGGAAGACAGACCTAAAAGCGGCAGGGCAACTTACTGGAATGTCTAATAAACATTTGGGATATAAGTATTTCTATGCTATAATAAATGCAGGGAACAATTTTAAATAGGGAAATAAATGGCTACTGAAAGAAATCCGTATGACATGATGCCTTCTGCTGAAGGTGAGATTATTCCTATGTCTGCACCAGAAGAGGGTGGTGCTACCTTTGAGATTGATCCTGAAGATGGTGGTGTTATTGTAGATTTTTCTGAGGAAGATTCTTCAATGGAAGCTTCAGAAGATATTGCTGAATGGTATGGTGATATTTCTGAAATGCTTGAAGATGCTGAGTTGGATGATATTGCCAACGATGTTATGGAAAATTTTCAGGCAGATAAGGATTCCCGTGCAGATTGGGAATCAATGTTTGAACGTGGCTTTGATCTTCTAGGTCTGAAGCTGGAGCAGGGTTCTGAACCTTTTGAAGGAGCATGTACTGCTGTACATCCCCTGCTTATTGAGTCTGCTGTCAAGTTCCAATCAAAAGCTTCCGGTGAGCTTTTCCCATCAAGCGGTCCTATCAAGACACAGATACTTGGTAAGTCAACTGCTGAGAAAGAACTACAGGCTAACCGTGTACAGAACTTTATGAACTATCAAGTAACAGAGCAGATGCCTGAATACTTTGATGAGTTTGAAAGAATGTTGTTCCATCTCCCCATTATTGGTTCTGCATTTAAAAAGCTTTACTATGACGCCACTACCAAGCGTCCCAAGTCTGAGTTTATTCCCATTGACCAGTTCTATATTTCTTATTATGCAACTGATCTTTCCAATGCAGATCGTTACACACATGTAATATATCGCAGTCCTGTTGAAATAGCACGGGATATTAATGCTGGTGTTTATCAGGATGTTGACCTACCAACCCCATCATCTAATAATATTACAGCTTTTGCAGAGAAGATGGATACCATTATTGGTTTGTCCCCTTCCTCAGACAGTGATCCTCAGTATGTTCTACTAGAGCAACATTGTTATCTTGATATTGAAGAAGATGATATCCCTCTTCCATATATTGTTACTGTTGAGAGTCAGTCTCGGCAGATACTAAGTATTCGTAGAAACTATAAGCAAGATGACCCGAACAAAGAAAAAATTAATCACTTTGTGCATTATAGGTTTGTTCCGGGCTTTGGTTTCTATGGTCTTGGTCTTATACACTTCCTTGGTAATTTGACTATGAGTGCTACTGCGGCAATGCGTTCGCTGATAGATGCAGGGCAGTTTGCAAATCTACCGGGTGGTTTTAAGGCCAAAGGAGTACGGATAGTTGGAGACAACGATCCTATTGCTCCCGGCGAGTTCAAGGAGGTTGAAGCAACTGGTATAGATTTGTCAAAGGCTATTGTTCCCCTTCCCTATAAAGAGCCTTCCTCTACTCTATTCCAGATGTTGAATTTCGTGGCTAATGCTGGTCAGAAGTTTGCGGACAGCACGGAGCAGGTTATCTCCGATGCTGCCTCCTATGGACCTGTTGGAACTACAATGGCGCTTCTTGAAGCAAGTAGTAAGTTCTTCAGTGCTATTCATAAGCGTCTGCATAAAGCTCAGAAAGATGAGTTCAGAATCCTTGCTCGTATTGATTATGATTATCTTCCAAAGGAATATCCTTATGATGTCCCCTACGAAGATCGCAGTATCTTCAGAGAAGATTTTGATGGTCGTATAGATATTATTCCTGTAAGTGATCCTAACATTCCCAGCAACGCACATCGTATGATGATGGCGAACATGGCCCTGCAAATGGCGCAGCAGTCTCCTCCGGGCATGTTTAATCTGGAAGAACTTAACAGAACAATTCTTAACGCTGCTAACATGCCCAATGTTGATCAGATACTCCCACCAAAGATTGAGCCAAAACCTCTTGATCCAGTATCTGATATCATGGCTGCTACCAAGGGTGTGCCTATTGCGTCTTTCCCCGGTCAGAACCATGATGCACATATTCAGGTTAAGATGGCTTATCTACAAGACCCTATGAATGGTGCTAATCCTATTATGCAGCGTATTGGTCCAATACTTCAGGCCAATATTCAGGAACATTCTATTATGAAATATCAGGAACAGATGAATGGTATGACTGATCAACTAATGCAGCAAGCTCCTTCTGATCAGGCACAGAATCCTGCTGTTGTTGAGATGGTTATGGCACAGGCTGCACAGCAGATACTCAATGCCAATCAGGCAATGGGTCAGGCACAGTCTCCTGAACAGCAGCTTGTATCTCTGGAACAGGCAAAGGTTGAGCTTGAGAAACAGAAGCTACAGTCTGATACTATGGTACAGGCCGCAGAAATGGAACTGAAGACTAAGAAACTTAAACTTGAAGAAGCTGATCAGATCATTGATCTTCTAAAAACCAATGCTACTAATAGCATGAAGGAAGAAAAATCAGAGCTTGATCGTCAGGCTAAACAACGTATTAAAGAACTGGATATTGAAGGTAAACTAAATATTGAAGAGTTTAAAGTAACATCAGAAAATGAAAGAGAAGTAGGCCGAACAATTAAAGATATGTTACAGGCCCGTATGAAAAACGATAAAGATATGGAAGAAAAAGCTCTTGAAGCTTTGACCAAATTAGCAATAGATCAAAAGGAGAATAACTATGATGAAGAAGGGTAAGGGATATCCCGAACATGTCAAGGATACGTCCAAGAGTTTTGGCGATCCTTGGGCAGCAGGGGTATATGGTGGGAGAGCGCCTCGCAGTGAGTTTAATGAATGGGAAGATTCAAGCTGGAAGTTCCCTGAACCTGTGAAGAAGACTCGCCAAAATAAATGAATATCTGGGACGAAGTAGTAACAGAGTTCAATGTTGAGATTAACAATCTTAGGACTACACTGAGTAATGGTTCTGCGGAAGATTACTCACACTATCGACAGATTGTCGGGTCTATTACTGGAATAGAGTGGGCCAGAGACAATCTGACAGACATTGTAAAAAAACGCATGTATATGGAGGATGACTAAAGAGATGCAACAAGTAAGTATGGGTGGTGCGATCAAGAACGATCTTTGGATTACCGACGCAAAAGAAGCTCCTGATCCCTCTCCACTTCCAGAACTACCGGGATTTCACGTTCTGGTACGTCCTGTTTCGGTAAAAAGCGTGACAAAGGGTGGTATTCTTCTACCAGACTCCACCAAAGATGACATGGCTTATCTTACCACTGTGGCACAGGTACTCTCTCTTGGAGACTTGGCCTACAAAGATGTGAATAAGTTTACGGATGGAGCTTGGTGTGCTGTGGGAGACTACGTATGCTATGGTAAACATGCCGGAACTAAGATGGTTTACAAAGGTGTCAGGCTTATTCTGCTCTTTGATGACCAGATTATTATGAAAGTGGGCGACCCCAAAGATTTAGATCCTACCTTTAATTTAGGAAAGGGGTCCAACTAATTTGGGGAAATCAATATAGTGTGATATAATATTAATAACGTAAATCGTTTGTATCGTTAGCAACGGAGAGAAAAATGGCTGAGAAAGATGAATGGGGCGATATCGAAGTTCCAGAAGAAGAAGTAGAGTACGAAGTTGAACAGGATGAGCCAGAAGAAGTAATTGAGGAACAACCTGTTGAGGCTAAAGAAGTAGAAGAAACACCTGAACTTGAGGGTATTGAAACCAAGGGTGCAGAGAAAAGAATTCGCCAACTTATTCGTCAGCGCAAAGAGCGGGATGAAGAAGTGGAAAGACTGCTGGAAACTAATAAACAACTTTCCAACACATTAAGAGAAAAAGAACAAGAAGTTTTTCATGTTAGTAAGAATAGTTTAGAAGTATCTGAAAAGCAGTTAACAGATAAAATAGATATGGCCCGTCAAGCCTATCTTGAAGCTTTTGAAGAAGGTGATAAAGACAGAGTGCTTAAAGCACAGGAGATGCTTAACGAAGCTCAGGGTGATCTAAAGAATGTTACCTCGGTTAAGTCTCGTTATGCTCAAGAATATGTATCACCTCCTGAAACTCAACAGCAAACTCAGCCTGTACAACGAAGAGATAGACGTGCAGAAGAATGGGCTGGTGATAACGAATGGTTTGGCAAAGATAATATCATGACTGCCGCTGCTTTGGCAATCGATGCTGATCTGAAAGAACAAGGATATAGTCCAGATGATGAAGACTTTTATGAAGAAGTCAATAACAGGATTCAAAACGCTTTTCCGCACAAGTTTGGAGAAGATGAGGAACGTGTGCAGGGAAACACGAAAAAACCTGCTCAGGTGGTGTCGGGGGCTTCACGCTCGTCTCCGAGTTCTAATAGGAAGATTAAACTTTCTAAAGAAGATGTAACTATTGCTAATAAATGGGGAATCCCACTTGAAAAGTATGCCGCCGAAAAGCTTAAGGTAACGCAAGCTGAAGGCGAGTATACAAATATTAATTAGAGACGTGGAGGAAATAAGATGAATACACGAAATGAATCACGTAGTAGTGATGTTCGGGAAAACAACATGAGAGAAGATGATTGGACCTTTGAGGAGCCTAATGCTCTTGAGCTACCAGACTCGGTGAGAGCCAAGTTTGATGCTGAAGGAATGGCTCACCGCTGGATACGTATTTCTGTCAGAGGCGTCGATGATGTTCTTAATGTTGGCAAAAGACTTCAAGAGGGATGGGTGCTTGTAACCCCCGATGAAGTTCCTGAAATGGCTATCTCATCTGCCGTGAGAGATGAAGGTCGGTATCAAGGTGCAGTCTGTCGTGGGGACTTGGCCTTGGCAAAAATGCCTGCCGGAAAAGTTAAGGCTAAGAGGACTTTTTACGAAAATAAAGCGAATGATATGATGGATGCAGTTAATGCACAACTTATGAAAAGTTCGGATTCTCGTATGCCCATTACAAACTCTAGCCGATCAGTTACAACCAGAGGAAGACAACCGTCCTTTCAGGACTAACTTTCTCATAATTAAGGAGATGAAACATGTCTACTACTAAAG